CCATAGCTGCCGTAAAAGCCATCATACATGGGATATATATCCCAGCCATTATCACTCTGCCAGCGGGCAGCTCCACGTTTGCCTAAAGTATAACTTAACCCCTGTGATTTTGCAATAGCTGCAAGATGGCTATCTGTCGGCGGCAGCAGGTTGCGCTCCATCAGGTCACGCACGAGACCAGCGTCAAGCCTGCTTGTCGGGTTCACAAGGCCCTGCCAGCCCCGCAGGTATTTAGTCCAGCTGTCACCGGCGGTCCATGCGTTGACGCCATAGAGACCGAGTACGAGTTTTTGCTTATCGAATGGCAGATCGCGCAGCCAGTTATCAACGGCTTTTTTAGTCTGGTCTTTTTGCTTCGACAGGTCGACTTCACCGCGGTAGACCTCAGAAAGGTAGCACAGGCAGTGCGGGTGCGCCGGAAGGGGCGGCACTTTGTCTCTCGGATAAACGCCGCCACCTAAATTATACATGTCGGCTTTAGCGTACATATCGCAGATATCATAAACGGGATGCCTGCTGCTGAGTTTCCACCTGACAGCGACGACATGAGGGTCCGCCAATGCTCTTGCGAAAAAACCGTCAGCCCATGCTCGGGTACTTTCGGTGCGGGTGATGCGTTCAGCGACGTAGCGGGATTTTTCGTTCATGGCCACATAAAGAGCATTTTTGTACGCCTTTTCGCTGCCGGTTTTGGCGGCATCAAGGAGTTTAGTATAAGCAGACTTTAGCGCTATATTGGGCGCGCCGTTTCGGGCCAGCCTGTTGATATTGCGCAGCGCGATGCGGGCAAGGCGTGACTGCTCCTCGTAATTTTCGGGCGTCCAGCGCCTGAGATTGGCCATGTACCCGGCGATAGCTTGATCCGGTATTACCGCTCCTTTACCATAACCGTCGTAAAGGGCTTTGGCTGCAGCCCGCCAGTCGGCGCCATTTTTCAGCGACCGGCCGACCACGGTAAGTATCTGGGCCCGCATGTCTCGGCCAGCTCCGTAAAGCCTTGCCGATAATTTGACACCGTTAGACGTCCATGGTTTTTCGATCGCTTTAACAAGCAACTCACGGTAATCGGGTGGTATAAACGATGTGTCAGCTACTCCCAGGCCGATGGCAGCAGCGTCTGCCAGAAAATCAGGCAGGCCGGTCAGGTAAAACATATCAGGGCGCGCCTTGATGGCCTTGTCGACAGCTTTATCTACCTTATCTCCTGCGGCTATGCTTGCTGCGATCAGGGCCTCTGCTTTTTTCGCATCACTGCGCCAGGCGGCAAGATAGACAGATATTAGCTTTAATAATTTATTTGTTCCCATTTTTAATCGCTTTCGGTGGCATCAAGAGCTGACATATCAGCAAGGTCGCTATATTCGTTTACTATTTGCTCGACCCGGTCTTTTTTCAGATCAGGCAGGTAGGACGTTATAACACGTTTCAACACCTCTGTATTAAATGTTGTCCCAAAATCAAGTGCTTTGGCCGTTTCGGCGTTGGCAAGTTCTGTCGTGACGTCCGATACCGAAAAGTCTTTGGGGTAATTGCATTGATAGTCAAATTCGCTGCCAAGCCAAAGCGCAAAGAGCTCGGCCAGTTCCGTTTCGGCGACATCGATGTTGCCCGCAAAACTGCTGAGGAGCTGGTTTGTTTGCTCGAAATCCCATTGTTTCGCTACTCCGGAGGACTGGGTCCGTACGCCTGTGACGTTTACAACGACAGCCATGCGGTAGATCTCCTCCTGCAGCATCTGGATCTGGTTGGCGAGCACCGTCGCACACTCTGCCGGAGGCGCTATAAAGCTTGGGATGTGCCGGGAGTCCGGCGGATAAGCCAGAGCGTTATCAGTGCCGATATCCAGCTCCTCGGCTTTGGTTGTCGGATATGTCAATATGCTGAACGTCTGATTTCGCAAGATATCATCCAGCCAGCTGCATTTGTTATAAATACTCCGGTTGGTCATGGCGATACTTATAAATTCTGATGCCGGGAACATATCAAAGGGACTGATTTCGCGGCTGGCGAGCTTGACTACCGGCACGCGGCCGAATTCGTACTCTCCGGTGCTAACGATTTTGTCGCCGTCGCGCAGTTCCCAGCCTTTGTCTGTGAATATGCGGACAAAGTCACGTTTGCTTTTGGGGTCGCGCTCTAAAAAAGAAAAGTAAATGATCTTGCCGTTATTGTCTACTTTGATCTCTTTAACTCGGTCAGGGTCCAATAGATAGGCATAGGGCCTTTTTTTGCTCTCAAGGATCTCGCCGATCGTGCTGCCGGGCTGCGGGGCGTTGTCGCAAACAACGTAGCCGATCCCATAGAGTTTTGCCGCTACTGCCCAGCGCTTAACAAGCGTATTGAGATCTGTACCGGCAAGATCGGTGTCTTTGGCGAAATCTTCCCAGAGGGCTGTGATCGCCCCGGAATATTCCCGCTGTGGATCTCGTTTAAAGATGGGGTCCACATGAGCGTTTACACAGGGTGATGTGTAGTTTAGGTAATAGGCCAAAGCGAGGCGCTGCTGATATTTTTCGGACGATTCGCGCGGGTGCTGGACGAGGTATTTCCCGTTCAAAAAGCCTCCATCGCCATAATACGCATTGTTTAGCAGGCTATATTCTTCGAGCCGGTCGTTTTTCATTTTTTTGATCCTCCTAATACTTGATTTTAAAAGGCGTCACCTTGCCGGACTGCCATTTGGTGCGGCCGGCGTGGGCCGCAAGAGCGAGTGCCCAAAACCTGTCGGCGTGTCCGTCATCTGTTTCCGGGGCGACGTAACGCACGTTGCCCCCTGACGTGACAACTTTTTTTACACTGTGCAGGTCGTCGCGGATCTTATCGTCTTTCGGGATCGTAATGAGCCTGTCCTCAAACAGTCCACGGATATGAACGGCCATATCCTCTTTGCTCGCGCCGGTAAACATCACCGGCTCGACTTTATGGCCGTAGTCCAGCTTGGCGTCCTCGGCCAGCTGAGCGCCGATGCCGGTGGCATCGATGCAGGCCCGGTAGAGGTTCGGGAGGTCAAGGAATGTGTAGAGCAGCTGGCGCTGATCTCTAAACTTCATGCCCTGCATCTCTTTGACGCAGATGGTGTTATATCGCTCTCCGGCTTTCTCCAGGAGCCAGATGACCGAAAGGTGCTTTTTGCGGGCAACGTCAAAGCCAAGGTATAGCTGCGCTGCCGGATCGATTAGCTCCGGCAGATTGCGTGCGACTTTGCCATCGCTGCAGCCATTGATAAGGTCAAAAGTCAAAAAGCTGGATGACTCGTCCAAAAACTTGCAGCAGTACTCCTGCAGCCATGTGTCCTCGCTGCCAGCTTCGCGGCGCAGCTCTTCTATGTTTAGATCTAAACCTTCCGAAACGGCCAGATAGATGTCTACTTCGTGTTTACTCCAGTTGTTTTCCGGGTCTGACACGAGTTTTTCAAACTGATTGCCGACGCCGTTTGGTGTTGATATTATGCGCAGCTTGTATCCGCGGGTAATAGTCGGATATAGCGCTGCCCAGATCGCCTTTGAGTCGGCATGGAAGGCAAATTCGTCAAGGACGACATTGCCGGAGAAGCCGCGGGCCGTGTCAGGATTGGCAGG